CCAGTTGTTGAATTAGTTATTGCTGAGTTTAGAGAGGCTATATCACTAGCATTAGTAGATATGTCGCCTTCGTTAGCTGTTACTCTGGTATCTAAACCAGATATAGCAGTGCTCACTGCACCGCTACCCGTAAACCCTGTTAGTGCACTTTCTAACGTTGTTATGTCACTAGCGTTAGTAGCTATGTTGCCAGTGTTTGTTGCTACTGTGCCTGTTTCTAATGTATTTATGGCAGTAGAAAGTGCTGATAAACCAGTGGTCGAGTCGTTTATTGCAGATTGTATAGATGCTATATTGCCAGCATTAGTAGATATATCGCCTGTGTTAGTCGCTACTGTGCCTGTCTCTAACGTGGTTATGGCACTAGAGAGTGCTGATAAACCAGTTGATGAGTCATTGATCGCTGTATTTATGGCAGAGATATCACTGGCATTTGTACTTATGTCACCTTCGTTAGCTGTTACTCTAGTGTCTAAACCACTAATAGCATTAGAAAGTGCTGACAGGCCAGTTGATGAATCGCTTATTGCTGAGTTTATAGACGCTATGTTGCTAGCGTTAGTAGATATATTTCCTGTGTTAGTCGCTACTGTACCTGTCTCTAACGTGGTTATAGCATTAGAAAGTGCCGACAGGCCAGTTGATGAATTATTTATTGCTGAGTTTATGGAACTAATATCACTGGCATTTGTAGCTATGTCGCCAGTATTTGTTGCTACTGTTCCCGTCTCTAATGTATTTATAGCACTAGAAAGTGCCGACAGGCCAGTTGTTGAATTAGTTATTGCTGCGTTTATGGAAGTAATATCACTAGTGTTTGTACTTGTGGCGCTTTCTGTATTACTTACTCTAGTAGTTAATTGTGATAAAGCAGCAGCGGTAGCTGATACTCCAGTAGAGCTATCATTCACAGTAGTTTCTAAGTCTGATATTGCAGTCGCTTGGCTAGCATTAGCAGAATTTATAGTAATAATAGAACCTTGAGCACTGGCCATAGCAGTAGTTAGATCGGACCCGGTAAAGCTAGCCGATCCTATTGTTGACACGAGACTTGAATCTCTAGCTTTCTCCCAACCGTTGTTAGAACTGTTACGTACATAGGCTTGGTTGTTATCATCTGTGTCTATCCAGATATCGTGTGCCTGTAAAGCAGAACCGTCATCTCTAGTAGTAGGTGCGCTAGTGCTTTGTATAACCTGGGTAGCTCCTGTTACTGCATTGTTAGCACTCGTCTGTGCATTACTAGCGGCAGTAGCCGCAGAGTTAGCTGTTGCTTGTGCATTGTTAGCTGCAGTCTGTGCATTGTTGGCTAATGTTTGGGCTGTGTTTGCTGCGGTTTGCGCAGTCCCTGTAGCTGTATCTAACGTACCTAAAGCACTAGCAAGAGAAGAACTTACGCCGTCTACGTTTACAGTAATGTCATCTTGTAAAGTAGTAAAGCCAGGCATGTTACTTATCTCTTCTGATAAGGTAGTCATAACTGCTGACACGTTTGCAGCTGTAGTAGCTTCTTTACCTTCTGTGCCGTTGTAAGGACCTATTACGTCTGACGTACTAACAAACCTAATCCAGTAATAGTGTGTAGTAGCATAGCCCACTTCGTCCGTGTATACATTACCAACAGTCGTAGCTACACGTACGGCACCACCAAGCGCATTCGCTTGTGATCTCCATATCTCTGTGTATGCGTGGTTATTATAAGGTGGTTCATTCCAATCAAGTATGACAGCTGTAAAGACACCTGCTGCAGATAAGCCTGTAGGAGCCGGCGGTATGTCTAAGTTACCACCTGGGTCTTCGTCGCCTGGGGGTACTATATCACTAGCTAACTCACCTTTGTTTCTGACCTTTACTATGCCAGAATCTGATAACTCTCGCAGAGTAACTGCTCTATCTAGTGGATCGCCACGTCTACCTAATCTAACTTCTAAGGCTTCTTTTATAGAGTCAAGAGCAATCTTTAGCTCTACATCGGTTTTTGGTGGTATGTTTTTAAGAGCTGGTAATTTAGTAGCCATTAGACGCCCTTAATTTCTTCTACGGATTCCGCTAGACATACCTCGTTTACAATATTAGAACTTATAACTTCAAACCCATATACTTTGTTGAGGTTAGCTGGTAAACGTACCATGCTATCTGTTATATCTGTAGCACTAAAACTAGGCGTCGTACCCGTAACACTAAATGCACTACCACTAGTTGAGATTGTAGCATCATAAATAACGCTACCATCTCCATACACTTTTAAACGCACTGGGTATGCTTCTGCCTCTACTTTTGCAAAACCAAAACTTGTAGGTTTAGGTAATGCAAAGTCTTTTGATTTCCAATTATATTCAACAGAACCTGCCGCTCCTTGGAACTTTTGCAATTTGTTGCCTACAATTAAATATAGCTCGTTGTCATCTGGGTCTGTAAATCCACCCCTTATTAAAGCAGACGCATCTAAATCTGTAAGGGCATTTAGACCTTGACGAGGGTCAAATATAAAACCACCAAAACCAGAACCAGTGTTATAAAAACCTACATATCTGCCTTGCCAATAGAAACCAGTGATTGTGTCTGGGTAATACTTTTCTTGCCATTGGGCAGGATTTATCAATTGTGTTGTTACGTTCTGGGCTTGAGCTCCGGCAGCGGCCACCAACCCATCTGCAGTAGCATACAATACTGACTCACCCATATCTACCATAGAACGTTTGCTTAGGCATGCTTCTGCTGTTTCTATTTTTATTGCGACCATTGCGGAAGGGTTAGTGCCAGTTACTAAGAAAGGAGCGCCCTCAGTAGTAACTATTAGCCCATTGGAAGTAGCTTTCATACCAACTATCTTTTCTTCTATACCTATTCTGTATTGAGCAGGCCAAGCATGTGGCTGATATGCTTCACTAAGGCATATTCTATTACCAGTAAATCCTGCAAAAACACCGTTGCCTATTGATATAAGACCTTTCATGGGTCCGTCTGGGTACAAAGCTGTATCGTCATCTGGTGGTGCTATCCAGTCAGTAGACGGAATAACTTCAGCTAACTCGCTATTTTTTGAGGAATCTGTGAAAGAAGTTTCTGCTAAAACTACTTCGCCTACAAACTGAAACTGCGTGGTGTTAGAACCAGTGTTTGATCTGTATATTCTTTTCTTTGTTAGGTTAGTATTTGACTTTGCGGTAGATGTTTCTAAACCAGATATGGCGACTGTCATGTTGTCATCTGTAGTTATAACAGTAGATGCGGGCGATGGGGGCCCTTCTTCACCAAAGGCTGACACGAAAGTGTATACGTAACTAGTATCGTAATCTAACTCTGCATCTGAATTATCGCCAAAAGAAGCGCCGTTAACTACACTAGGACTGTCTCCACTACTAGTAGCTGCAGCTGATAACTCTACAGTAAGAGTGCTAACACTAGGAACTGTTTTTATTTTATATGTTCCATTTATATTCTCAGCAGTAACACCGTTAGAAGCAGAGTATCCTGCTAAAACTACAAACTCTCCTACGACAGCACTGTGAGCTGCTGCTGTACCACTAGTCTTAGTTGTAATAGTTATAGTAGAAGACTCATTAACAAATGTAATAACTCCATCAAACTCTCGTGTACCTACAGGCGCTACAGTTGGAGCAGCCGTAGGAGCTGGTATACCCAGTCTAAAACTAGCGTTTGGAAAAACAGAACCGCCAACTATTTGAGCAGACCTACCCATTTTAGGAAAAGACTGGCCACTAAAATATACCGTGTCGTTTACATCCCCAGGCAAAGGACTACGCACGACGTCTACATCTTCATCAAATTGTAGCCAACGTTCTGGGCTGTCTGTGTATTTAAATACGCTTTGTCTACTAGAATTACTTAGGGTAAGGTGGTCTGAGTTTTGTTTTATTGGTACTAGACGACCGCTCTCTAAGTCTACGTCAGTAGCCGTGGTAGCTAATTCATCCGCTATGAGTCTTGGAGATACCTTTGGAGCAAGACCGCCAAATCTGTTAAGTTTGATATATGCCATTTTTTCATTATACAGTATTCAGAACTGATTCTTGTAGTTCTCGACTCCTTCTTCCAACTTGTTTAAACCACCTGCTGTCTTCCATTTCAGCAGCCATTCTTTTCCAATCATGTGCCCTACAGGCATCTAACATATTTTTAAACTTAGATAACCTCGTGCCTCCCAAGTTAAAACACATGTTAACAAGCACGTGTTGTATGTTTTCGGGCAAATTGTAGAACGCTTCTTCCGTACCAAACACGTGTACTGCTTCTGCCAAGTGTTTGTTAAAGTCATCTTCGTAGTACATATCTACAACTTCTTGACTTACTTCTGTCCCTACCTCCCAGTCATACTCTGGGTCGCTAGGTTGACACAGGTGTCCCACTCCTAAAGTTTTGTAGCCTAAGCTATCCTCATATATCTCTAGGACTTCACCTTCGTGTCTTTTTATCTCTGCCTTGCACTGTTCTATATTCATGGTTTTATTATGCCTGCGTCTTTTACAGGTTTTATATTATCTTCTACCATAAATACTTTAAGCTCTTGTACTACTGACTTCTGAGCTGCTTCTACTTTTCTTAAATTAAAATCTGCATCTTGCCACTCACCCTGTAGTCTAACAAGCATATTGAATTGATGAGCTACTCGCTCTGTCATTTTAGATATATCGTATTGTTTGCCGTCAAAGTTGATTACTTTCGGTAGTTCTTTCTTTTCCATAGTTACCTCCTGTTAGGAAAATATTCTGTCTACGCCACTCATGCCTATGATAAGCACGTAAAGACCAACGATGTACTTAGTATATTTTGCATCCATTGCATCGAACTTAGCATCACCTTTGTCTAGTCTTTTTTCTATACCAACAACTTGGCTTTCTACCTTTGCTAGTGTTTCTTTTGTTGTAGCCATAGACAGATTATAGGCCAAAAAGTGCTGTAACACCAAATGATACACCGAAGATCATAAGTAGTATTTTGACTGGCAATAAGAATATAAAGAAGACTCTAGCTACTTTACGTTTTTTAGATATTTTTGACCAGGGTGGTAGCCCTGGTGGATTTAATAAATTCATTATTCAAACTCCACTGCAAAAGGGTATATCATTGTAGGTCCAGTTACTCCACTGAAACCGCCAAAACTTAATTGCCACTTTTCTTGGTTATTATTAATATTACCATTATAAGTAAAATCACTTCTGTTAAAAGTTAGAGTGTAGTTGTAAATAGTCGTGTTTCCAAACTGACTAACACCATTTGGTTGTAAGATTCTATGATGTACTTTAGTCCAATTAGTAGCCCCACTAGCGCCACTTGTAATTATATAAAAAAGAGAAGTAGCCAAACCGCCACTACCAGACGTGCCATAACCAGTAAGGGTACAACCACTAGGAAAACTAGCTACGTTAGTTAAACTGATTCCAGTTTGTCCACCTTGGGCACCCAAACCAAAATGGCCCACAGCTGCACTTGCCTGACTACTAATGTTTATATGGTCATAAGCAGCAAGAGTAAACGCTCCAGAAACAGTAGTGTTTGTTGCTCCTTTAGTTGATCCAGTAGAAAAAGTTCTAGTACCTGGTGTAAATCCAGCAGTGCCACCAAAATCTTGTGCTTGCATGGTTTGCGAACTAGCTGTGGTAATAATATTACTAGACTGGTTAGCCCTAGGCGTCATTCTTTTATAATCGTTCCATGCAACGTTGCTGTTAGACTTAGCACTAACCCCCTGCTCTGGTGTACGATATTCTGCAGCTATTTCGGCTGCATCTATATTGGAAGTGTTATCTATAAACCCAGACACTAGTAGTACTCCATCTTATATTTTTCATATGTTTCACTATACTCAGATTTTACTCCATCCCATTCTTGCCCGCCAGTGCTGTAGTTCTGTGTAACTTGGCCTATATGTTCTAGAGTGTTGTAGTTTTTAACATTACATTCTTCTATAGGGCCAAAATGGTTTTTATAAGCTGGTAAAGTGTCATTGATAGGTGAGCCTACGTCTACGTAGGTATAAGATATAGTTGCACCTAATTCTTTTTCTGTACGTCCCCTAACATTATGATACTCAGGGTCACGCATAAACGCTCTCGTGCCGTCTTTATCTGGTGCTATTAGAGTATTGCACAAATGCCATTCATTGTTTTCTATAAAACCCATGGCTATATTTACAATGTAATCGTTTTTATACATACCAAAAGCATATTGAGTTTGTACATAGTGAATCAACTTGTTATACCAATACTCTACTACTGCATCTTCAGGAGCATTAGCTATTTGCTCTGGCGTTAGGCTAACTGCTGGGTACCCATATGTACCTTTGTTAAAGAAGCCTACAGAACCTAAATACAAACGTTTTATATCCCCGTTTGTATAAAGCTCTTTTATATCATCTTCTGTTAATACTTTATCTACATACATTTTTACAGTATATCACCCAGGTATCTGCTAGACCATATGGTTAAGCTGTACTTAGACCCGTGCGTAAGTTCTAAACATTCGTGTGGGTGTGTTACGGCACCAGGAAACAATAGCAGTTGTCCTGCTTCTAGGTTTATATTGCTTACCCCTTGCCTAGGAAACACCAGTTCGCCGCCTACATAGTCTTCGTTTAGTTTTACAGAGCCTGTAACGTAAGAAGCATCGTGATGTAAAGCAAGTTTAGTTTGAGAAGCCGTGTCATACTTAAGTACAAAAGCATCACGTAGCCCGTACATTTCTAGGGGTTTCCAATACTTTTCTACTATTGGTTTTATGTATTGAGCCCAATGTACTTCTAGCTCACCCCAAAGATTAAGTTCTTTTAATCTTATCTCTTGTGCAGGAAACTTATCGTAGTCTAGACTTTTCCAATCATTGTGTGCGTTACATATGTCAATCATATTCTGACATTGTTTCTTTGACATAAAATCTACAACAATCATGTCTTTTTCTATAACCTCGTAGCCACCTAAGTTTGGTATAAACCAAGCTGCTTTGTTGTACATTTGATTATACAAATTATCAAATACTTCTTTAGCTGTGTCATCACCATTGCCATGGTATATACAAGGGCAACAGATACCGTTGTGTAGTTGGCCATCTATAACTTGCGTGCTTGGTTCGTGTGTTTGAAAGATGTACCCTTCGGTGTCTAACACGATATCGTACAAGCCTTCTAGGTATGCTTTTTGATAAAACAACTGGTCATCACCATCATCTGCTACAGTATCTGCTTCTAGTATCGTGCGAAGCTCGCCTACCTCTGCTATGAACGTGCCCGAGTTTAAGAACCTGTACGGCGTATCTACGGGTGGAAACTGGTCTGCAATGCTTGGATCAGGCCAACATGTTGCTTCTGCAGAAAAGACAATCTTCTTACCAAAGCTTTCATACCGTTCTTTTATAGTATTTAAATTATCTGCGTAAAAAACATCGTACGCATCTGTGAAGAGTATAATGTCCGTGTCCGGATAACTAGACAGGTGTTCCTTTAGTATGTTTACTTTCATACCACCTCCTGGGCCCGTCATGTCCGTACCTTTCCAATCTACACCAAATCCCCAGTTATTGATTGCTATATCGTGTTTAGCTGCAGACTGGTACAACTTCTTCATTTTATTAACATCTGTGCCTATAGTTACTACATGCATCATACTTTTTCTCCTAATGTCAGAAGCTAGTATATCAAGACTAGCTTGGTTACAGGCATCTTTCTGTAGTGCTACAGGTATAAACTGACCAGACTGTATAAGCTCTGGCAAGTATTCGTCTACAGGTATGATGCCTTTCATTATATCTGTAGATAATAGTTTCTTTGCTCCTTTAGGTGACAACACATATGCTGTCATATTGTATGGGTACCAAGGTCTTTCTAGTTTTTTGTCAACATAAACTACTTTACCTGGTTCGTTTTCGTTGCGTTGTAAATATACAAACTCCCAATAGTTAGTTATATATTCGTAGTATTCTTCGTCCCATGTATCATTAATTATTGCATCGTCTTCCATAACTATGACACTTTCTCGTGCATCGACACAAGCTTGCCAAGCTTTTCTGTGCGAAAGAAAACAAGCTACTTCTGCATTTGTTATGGGCCTATTTAGAAAAGGGTCTACCCACCCTTCTCTTGTACGGTACATAGATAAGTCTTCTGTTTGGCCATCTATGGCTGTTATAAACTCTACATCCTCTAAAGAGTTTTTTTCTAAAAAGTATTCTTTTCTATCTGTTCTTCTCTCTAAGTTTATTACAAGTT